GGCCGTTGCCATCTTGGATTCAGGCACGATGTATTCGCGCTCGCCACCTTCGCCAACCATGGCTAGGGTTGGTCCGCTAACTACACCACCAGCCGCAAATGCTGGCACGCTCACCTGCGGGATTAACGGAATATCAGGAGTAGGTAGGCGGTTGTAGCCAGTGATCAATGCGTTGATGTTGCGCGTGCTGTTATTGATGCCATTAGCAATGAACTGCAGCAATCCTCTAAAGATTGACTTAATTGCATTGACGGCTCCCGTAAACGGTGCCTGCAGTGCTTTGCCTAGCTGAGCGAAGCTGCCTGTCAGGCTCTTGACAAGGACACCGCCGAACTTAATTAATGGCTCTACATAAAGGCTGTAAAAAGCCTTGCCAGCCATCTGCCACCCTGCGGCGATGGCCTTGAGAACTTCAGCAATCTTGTCGCGGAATGCATAGATGGCAATGCCGGCAGCAACGAGCAAAGCAATCCAGCCGACAGGCCCAGAAAGCACGCCAGCAACAATCGCAAGCAATCCTTCGAATGCAGCACCAACAGCAGCCAAGGCGGGCACTAATGCGCCAAGGTATCCAGAGATGGTGGCAAAGATCGCGCCACCAGCGAAGACCGCAGTTAACGCGCCCCACACTGTGGCAATCGCTTGAATGGCTGGCGCCAAGATGACAAACGCAGCAGCAAGCGCAGCCACGCCAGCGATGAGCTGCTGCAATGGTTCAGGCAATGCAGCGAATGCCTGCGCCAATCCAGCAATGGCCTCAGCAACGCTTGTAATCAGCGGCAGCAATGCCGTGACCGCTTCATTAAAAGGGCCTGACACTGCAATCGATATTGCATTGATTGAATCGTTGAACTTATCAGCAGCCTGCGCCATCTCAGTGTCGATAGTCGCTGAGTATTGACCCAACGCCGCGCTGCCTTCATTCAGCATCGGAATCAAGTTGGCGCCAGCCTTGCCAAATATCTCCATGGCGAGCGCAGTCTTCTGCGCACCATCAGGCATCTTGGCGAATACATCAGATACGCTCAGCATGATCTGATCAAGACTGCGTACCTTGCCGTTGGCGTCGATGGCGCTCACGCCAATAGATTGCAATGCCTTGCTAGTTTGCGATGCCGGATCAACAACACCACGAGCAAGCCGGCCCATCGCCTTGGCTACTTCATCCACTGAAGTGCCACTATCAGCAGCAGCAGCGCCAAACCTGCTGAGGCTTTCAACGCCAACACCGGTGCGCTTGCTGAGATCGTTCAGATTATCTGCTGCATCTATGGCACGTTTACCCAATGCGCCAAGGCCGGCGATGGTTGCCGCTGGCACCAATGCGCCAAGGCCGCTGCCGATTGATTTACTGAGTGCGCCTAGCCTGCCGAACGCACCAGATGCTGCGTTGGCCTGCGACGTGGTGCGACCTAAGGCAGCATTCAGACCATCGATCTGGTTGGTGCCATCAACCTTGGCGCGGATGGTCAAGGCAGTGGTCATATCCAGTGCCATGCCTAGCCCTTTCTGCTGTTGACCGTTTCGATCACTCTAGCTTCGATCACCTGCAGATCCTCGAGCATGGTGCGGTGATCGTTCAAGGCGTACAACTCCATCACCCACCGCACTGCCGTGTAGTCCAGGCCGATGATGCCGGACGCACCACCACGCCATTGTGTCTGCACCTTTAAGAACAGATCAACGGCAGGCCATGCCTCCGGCCACACTTCATAGTGCTCAGGCTTGGCATCTAGATCTGGCAGATCAAAGCCGAATGCTGCGGCATCATCACCAGATTCATCAATGACAGCGCCGCCTGTCCAGTAGTCAGCGGCGCCGATCAGTTTTTTCGCTTGAGCTCCACAAGCGAGGTGAAGTAAGCCTCAATCAGAGCGCCGGCCATCATCGGCACATCCAACAGCTGCGCCTTGATCGCCTCGCTGTAGGGCACGTCATCGCCATCGGCATCCAAGATGCCGGACCATCCCACCAGGATCTCAGCGGCAATGGTCTGATCCGTTACGCCATTGTCCAGCTCTTCACCGCGCTCAGCTGCTTTGATGCGCTGTTGCACCAACTGCTGAATCTCGTTGATCCGGCTCTGAGGCAAGCGCTTGAAGAGAGCATCAAAGCTCGACTTCTCACGCTTGCCGCCATCGGCCGGCAGTTGAATGCTGACCGGCCAGCTGTAGCTCTGCGATTGGTTTAGGACAAACGCCACGCGATCAGGTGTAGACGAGACTCATCTCATTGTTGCCTGCGGAGGTCGGAACCGCAATGAAGGGCATGTTCAGCATCTGGATGCCATCCTGATCGCTGTAGGTCAGATTGCCGAGGTCTGACTGCGCAGTGGTCATGGTGACCCGGTTGCCAGCGGTGGTGCCGTGCTGGAAGGTGATACTGCCAGTGCTGGTGCCTGTAGCAATAGCGAAGAAATCCTTAGCTGCGATCGTCGGCGCTTCAATCACCACGGTGCCATTGGGGGCACGGTTGGTGATCAGGATCTCTTTGGTGCAACCCACCAGCTCGCGGTAGATCACATCATTGGCAATGTTGAACGTGTAGTTCATCAGGCATCCGGCATAGCTGAATGCACTGAAGCTGGTGGTGTTGCCCTCTTTGAAGATCAGAGGGGTGGACTGGTTGGCATAGGTCGGAGTCGGCAGCGTCTCATCAGTCGGAGCGTTGTAGATGCCCGTCATGGTGAAGCTGATGAAGGGGATCTGACCCACCTCACAGTTCATCTCGAAGGTGCCGCGGCAGCCGGTGACCTTGTGGCGAATACCGTCCTGGTGGTAGTAGATGGTGCAGCTTTCAAAGCCACTGCTCTCAGGCGCATAGGTCGCGCTGGTGCTAGTAACCAGCGTTTCACTCAGTCCGCAGCTGCGCAGCACAGGCCCATAGGCAGGTGCAGTGCCAGCGGTACCAGAACCTGCCAGCTCAACCTCGAACGTCACCTCGACGCGGGTCTGACTCAGCAGTTGATCAGACTGGCCAAGATAAGGCCGCACCAGTTCCCGGTTGACCGTTTCAGATAGCAGTGGCTGGATCTCAAGGTTGCGCACCAAGATTGCGTTGCTCGCGCCAGTAGGCGTTGAATCAGAGCCGTAGGTGGTTTCAATCTTCGCCAGGATCAGGCGTCGACGAGTCAGAACTGATGGCATCGGTGGCTACCTCGACTGTGGGATGAGGGGCCGGCTGTGTCCGCTCGACGAGCTTTCGCTTGCCGGTTTTGGTATCGACCAGATAGCTGCCGCCCTGGCCTTTGTATTCGTCTTCCATCGTAGCCGCTACGGACTCTGTGCCAAATTAGCGACCCGCGTTCGATATTTCACCACGTAGTCGCAGGTGATCACACCAGATGGTTGATCAGCTTCCTGCAGATCGAAGTTCACCACTGACGGCTGCACGTCATACGCGAAACCATTGCAGGTGAGATCCGCCATGATCCTCGCGTGCAGATCCTCAATGATTGGATCAGCAACCTGATCCGGGATATTGCCGCGCACGATCACAGCAACGCGAACGGTCAATGTCCAATCCAGAGTGGGAGCACTTGTGAGCTGCTCGCATGTATCGCTGATCGGCTCCACCACAATGGCTGGCAGCTCGCCGCGAGCTAGTGGCTCCACCCTGCTGCGGTAGATCCTGGTGCTGACGCCAGTGGTGCCTGTCAGGTTGGTGCGGATCCTGGCAAGGATTGACTCACGGTGCGTTGTCATGAGTCACAGCACACAGTCATCGTGATACTACGGCCAGCGCTGATCGATGTCACATCGAGACGGAGATAGCGCACCGCATAGTCGCAGTAAGTATGGATATGGTTGCCGGCATCCTTGGTTTTGGCCTCGCCGATGTTTGCCCAATCAGTGCCGTTCATCGAACCCTGCACGTGATAGGTGACTTGGCCGCCAGTGATCTTCTCGAATGTGGTGAAGACCGTGCCATCAACCTCGATTGCTGCAGATGAACCGATGGCATCTGAGATCGTGGTAAAGACATGGATATTCTGCGGACGATCCGCATTGCCGCCATAGATGGTGCTCATGTCTTTTGCAATCCGAGTTGCACGAACTTGCCGTCATCCATCAGCATGGCCTCTCTGACGGTGTAAGCAGTCCCATCCACGGTGATCGAGTCGCCGCGAATGAGACTGCCGAAGCTTGAGGTTCTGGTTGTCAGCGTGTAGTCAGTGCTAAGCACCATCCCATCGCTGATCACCTGGCTTGGCATGTCCAGGATTCCTTTTGCAGTAATGGCGCCAGCTGTGCAGCTAACGCCAAAGTCTGCAAGGAACACATCCAGATCCTCAGTGAACGCCATAATCAGCTGTACTTCTTGGAGCCGAGAGCAACCACGCTCACAGCACCGGTGCCGGTGCCACCAGTGACGGTGAAGAGAACGCGAACGTAACGACGCAGGTCGTTGCTGTTCAGGTAGATCTTCTCTTGGAATGCGGTGTTAGCAGCAGCAGCAGTGAAGCCGCCACCGGTCACATCCACAAAATCACCAGAGGTAGTGGTGTTGCTGTGCTGGATCTTGGCAGTCAGGGTGACGCCAGAACCGGCAGCAGCGGCATCAATGATGAAGGCTACGTCGCCCTCATAATCCACGAGATCAACGTTGGCGGGAGTGCCAGCGCCAGTGGATGCGACCACTGCATTGTTGTGCAGCTCGAGCAGATCGGTTTTAGAACCGAGGTTGTGGATGGTCATTGTCTTGCCCTCCGTCGGGCGGTAGTTGGTTTGAGTGCAGGTTGAGCGATGGTCTCAACCACATCTGCCACTAATGCGGCAGCTTCAACGGCTTTGCCGATACCGATCAGGAGCTTGGCGTCAGAGGGGGAAGCCTCTAGGACTTCCCCAGTTTTGACGACCCGGCCCGCCAGCATCGTTTGCCGTAGGACCTTGATCAACATGATCAGAGGGTGTTGTTGCCGCGGCTGAAGGATTCAGGATGACGGACGGCAATGTCAACATCCTGCATAGCCACCACGCGCACGGTGCCAGAGGTGCTGTTGGTGTAGGGGTCAACCATCAGATCCAGGCCAGAGAAGTAGCCGATGATCAGGTCAGCGAAGTTGCCGAACCACAGATCACCAGAAGCGACTTGGTTGGACAGGACACCGCGGTATCCATTCACCTCGTTGCCTTCCATCACGAACAGGCCGGAACCTGCGTCCTTGGCCTTGGTCTTCAGACCACCGCGCATAGCGGCGTTCATCAGATATACGGGCGAACCCAGCAGAGCGTTGGCGGTTGCCACGTCGCTCTCCAGTGCCACCACCTCAGCGAAGGTAGGGGTGTCAGCGGCAAAGTCTTCAGTGCCGATGCCGGTGGTCAGCTTGAGGCCCAGGGGCTCACCGTTGGAACCGGTGCCGTACAGACCAGCCAGATCGATCTTCAGTGCCAGCACACGGGCGAGGTCGGTGCGCACCATGTTCTCCACGTCAATGGAGGACTGGATCATCAGACGGCGGCTGTAGTCGGTGAAGGCAGCCACGGTCTTGGGAGTCAGGCTCACCTGATCAACGGTCTGCTGCGATTCGGTGGGAGCACCGGATTCAGCGACCCAGTAGGCAGTGCCAGCGCCCGACTGACGGGGGATGGCCACGTTACCGGTGAGACCGGTCAGCACGGTGGCGCCAGCCTGATCCAGTGCCGATGCATTGCGCAGCAGATCGATGAAGCTGCCGGCATCCAGCTCGGTAGCAACGAGGTTGCCGCCAGCGGTTGCAGCGCCAACATTCAGATCACGGCGCAGCACATCCTGAGGGATGGTGATGCCACGGGACTGACGGCCGAGCT